CAAAAGACCCCTCATAGAGGGAGCGAAGCGTTACTTCTTCGCCGCCGCCTTCCGCCGCGTTGCCCGTGTTTTTTTTTCTGCATCACCACCCAAGGACTCGGTAACCCAGGATGTCATTTGCTCAAATAGTCCGGGCTCATCAAGAGCCAAGGCGCAAAACTGTTCAAACTCAGGCACGATATCCGTGTCTTGAGAGGACCTAATCAACCAATTCTTACAGCCGTACCAAATCATCTTTGGTACGGATTCGAAGGGGTTCTCGCTCAGATAGCTATCGAGCTCAGAAAAAGAAATTTTCTCCTCCTTGCACATGATGCGCAGGGAGTTCATATTGAGAAGACAGCTAAACGGAGCGCCGTCAAGGTCGAAGACATATTGTCCCCGAAAATTGTTGTCTGGCATTATGGTGAGCCGGTAAATTGATGTGAGAAGACGGTGATGTACGCGTCAGTGTTTCCATTCTTCCGACAGCGAATCTCAAAGAGGTAATCGGTTCCAGCAGTAATGGAGGCCACAGTGAATGAGGCGCCGTTCACGCTACTTGTATTAGACAGGGTTGACGTGCTAGTAAATGAGCTAGTGCCAATCGATACAACCGCATTGGTCTCTAGGCCAGCACCACCAGCAGCGTTGGTAGAGGCTCCCGCTGACCAATCAAAGGTGATGGTGTCACCCGTAGAAATGTTGGACCCCGCAGCCGAACCCCCCACCTGGAAGTTGCTGACCGTCGGGCCCCATACGAGCAGCGCCTCAGTAAGGCCCGTTTCTAAGGTGCATTCTGCGGTAGAGGTGAGGCCTTGGTTAGGGGTGGTCAACGTAAGCGACGCGCCCCAAGCATAGGTAGCCGAGGTGCTCACCATAGTCCACGCTGTAAACTGCGTAGGCGCACTAAAACTTGGCACCGTAATGGTCATCGGGGCGCTACCACTGAAGGTCCCGGTAACAGTGGTCAGTGTTTCTTGCACGGCACCATTGCCAAAGTCGTCAATGTCAGCGATGACACTAAGGGAGTAAGTGTTCCCTGCCACGGCTCCTGCACCGGTAACCTCAACCGTAAACGAGTCCGTAGATCCGGTCGGAAGCTGAGTGCCGCTGCTGTGATAGAAGGCGACACCAGCATCCGGCCCGTCGTAATCGACAGGCTGCATCTCGGCAGTAAAGGTTGGCGTCACCTCCGGTGAAGTGGCCGTGTAAGTCAGCTAATCTTTAATCAGGCTGTCAACGCCGGCGAACGTAACGCTGTACGTGGCCGTTTCGTCAACAGTACCTGTCAGGCTAATGGAGTCAATCAGAGCGATTCCGACGTAGGCGTCGTTCGTGTCCAAGTAGAAGCGAACGATAACGTAGTCACCGTCGTTAGCAATGTCTACCAGCGTCCGGCCAGTGTCAGTGCCGATGGCTTCAATCAGGCCCTCTGCGCTAACACTAAAGCTGTTGTCCTTCTCTTGGATAACCCCGCCTTGACCGGCGTCGCGAGCGACGTCGTTGATCTCGTTGGAGATGTCCAAAGTGCTGCTGGTAGCGGCTGCAAGAATCGTGAAGTTGGACGTGGTGAAATCCTCGGAACCATTAGTGTCGTCGTAGACACCGGCAGTGGTGAACTCCCCGCCAGCAGTCTTCACAATGTAGAACCCGCCGGCGAGGCCAGCGGTAGTCATTGCCGTTTCAATGTCCGCGTCGGTAGTAGAGCTGCTTACAAAAGTCAGCGGCTTTTCACCGGAGTTCGTGTCAATGTGGTAGACAGCGAGGCTGTTTGCGTTAAGAATACTAGCCATGATTATCCTGCGTAGGTGTAAATCTTACCGTAACCATTCACGGTGAAGGAGTAGGTGACATTGTCGTCAAAGCCACCAGACAAAGAGAAGCTTTCAATCAAGCCCTGGCCGACGTAGTTCTGACTTGCGTTGTCAGTCACATCGGTATCGAACTTGCAGATGACATACTTACTGCCGGAGCTAGAAAGCCAGATGTTGTGGCTCATGTCATTATTAGAATCGGTAAGGAATCCGTCACCGCTAAGGCTCCAAGTTTGAGCTCCACTAACGATGTAGGTTTCGCTACCCCCCTGCCCATCGCGGGCAACGATTTCGTTCACCGAGTTGCTGATGTCCATGGTCGTGCTCGTAGCGGCCAAGGCGAGGCGGAAGTCGGTGATTTCGGTAGTTGTAGGGGAAGCTTGAGTTCCACCCAGAGTGTACATACCAAGGAAGGCGGTTCCGTTAGTCAGCAGAACCTTGTCGGTAGCAACAGCGCCGTTGGCAAAGGCGTTGGTTGCGGCAGCGTTCACATCTGCGCCGTTACCGACGATGTAGGGATCGGTCTGAGCGTCGGCCTGGTCGAGCACATACAGACCCAAAACTTTTGATTTGATAATAGCCATGTCGTTCTGCTTACTTTAACTTCCCTAAATTCCGGACTAATTTACGCATCCGTGCGCGTATGATTCCGACTGCACGGATAGTGCCTATACGGATAGCTGGTTGCAAGAAATAATTACCTGGGTGATTAACAGTACCAAGCTCGGCCCAGTGCGCCCTCCAACCGGCATATTTCTGCGGACCATCCATGCCCGCAAACGTCCCCTTGATTCCGCCAACGAAGACAGAAACCTGAGTAAACTTCTTCTTCTTGGCCTGACGCACATGGAAAGACTTCTTCAGAACGCCAGTGCGAACAGGCGACCCCGCCCGCATCATATCACGCATAGGCTTACCCGAGTCCCTGACGATATTGTAGAGCAGCTTGCGACGCTTGCTCAAGCTCATGATGGCCCGAAGCTTCCTAGGCAGGGGGTCCTTGCGGTCCGTCCCCTTGATGATAAACGTGACTGTCTGACGCCCCTGTTGAGCCATCAGTCAGCGGGGTTGGAATCGTTAGTGTTGTCACGGCGCCGGGCGCGGATACGCATACCCTCACGCTTTCCAATAGGCAGGATGCTATAGACGTTGAACCTGCCGCCGTTGTAGTAGATGACGTCACTGAATTCGACACCGCTGAGGTAGCGGCACTTGAACTCAATCTTCATCTCACCAACCCGCTGGTCATCATCAGTAAACTCACTAGCACCAGCGCTAGGTGTGCCCATGTGGAGAATGGAACACCGAACACCCGAGAAGCGAATGGTCTCCGCCGAAACAAAGTCACCCCAAGTATTGACCGTTTGCGTGACGGCATAAATATCAAACTTATCGTGAAGGTCGCCCGCCCGCATCAGTACTGCCTTACGCTCATGACCAAGCGCCGAACGCCTTCCTTGACCTCAGTGGTGATACCACCGATGGTTTCGGCTTCGCGCATATTGTAGTAGTGGCCGATGAGCAACAGGGCAGCCTGGGTATACTGCATCGGAAGGTTGGCCCAATCGGTGCCGCAGGACATCGTCACGCGGAACTTGGTGTCGGTATCGCAGTCGACGAGCTCACACAGCTCCGAGAAATCAAACTGAGCCGGGTACTGATCGTACAAGGCCGTCTGCTCAAACAAGGTGCCGTTGCTGATAGCGAAGTACTTGTAGCTGCTATGAGAATGACCATCCTGGCCGCTTTGCGAACTGAATTCAGCCTGATACAGACCCACGTCAAGGTCCTCCCAAGTGTGACTGATTTCGACCGGAATGCCGTCTTGCTCTGAAGAAACAAGCACGTATTCCTCACTAGAGAAATTGTACTTATACAGATTCCAATAAACAAGAACTGAACCATGAATGTCAATAGCGCCTAAGGTAACGTCAATGGTGGTGCTTGCGGTATCAACATTGATGACGCGATTGACAGGAGTGCCGCCTGTAAACGTGAGGGCGACATTCGTGTGATGACCATGCTCAACATCATCCGGAATGTCCGGGGTGTACACGGTGAAGGCGCCGTCCTTCAGGTACTCAATCTTATCAATGGAGGTGATGTCCTGAAGCTTTTGAATGCGAAAAGGTGCCCTGAACTCGTAGTAGTCCAGGAGCACCTTCGCAGTAGATAGACCGAGAACTCGGTCGGACAGGTTCTGCAAGTAGTCTACCGCAGCGTTGCGATAGGTGCGCAAAAGACTGTCCTCGGAAGAATCAATCGCACGAACGTGAGCCCGCATGGTAGCGGAGCTCACGAACGTGTCGTCACCTAGTGACGTTGTGCGATTGACCTCATAGAACATTAGTCGAGGTAGCCGGTGAAGCCGTATCCGCCGAAGTTGCCAGCGGCCCGGTTGGTCAGGTCGGTCAGGCACTTGAAGGACCGATACACGTTGGCGATGATGCGGACAACCCCGCTATCGGCGTCGGTGTAAGGGTCAATGATCAGATTCAAGCCACCCCATCGGCATTGCACGGCGCGGGTAGCGTCCATCATGTACAGGTGACCGGTAGGAACAGAGCTGTTGATGACCGTCGGGTACTCGAGAACAGACTGCCGGGTGGCCGGGGAGGCGGCGAACAGCAGACCGGAACCAGCGTCGAGAGAGAGCTGACGGTTGATGCGGTAAGCAGCCGGGCTCGTGAGGACGCGGATGTTGTTGTTATCCACGTTGTCGGCCATCAGCTCCTCCTCCAGGTGCAGGGCGTTACGGGTGACGGCGTCATACGCGCCCGTCGTACCGCCGGACCGCTTATCGGAAGCGTCATCGATAGCGGCAACAACCGTACCGTTGAACTTAGCGTCCACAGCCTTGCGAATCTCAGAGGCAACGAAGGCACCGAGGTCGTCGGAGGTCTGAGCCAAGAGCTGCTCGGTGACCTGCACGTGAGCGGAAACCCGGGTGGGCGTAAGCTCAACGCCACTGAAGGTCATGTTGCTCGGGTTCATAACAGCACTCTCGTTCGGAGTGGTCGTTCCCGGTGGCTTGTCTGCAACTTGGAAGACGACGTTGCCGCTGACGCCCGTGACCGTGCGCACACCCATCTGCGTGGCGATGTCGTTCGGGTGCAAGAACTCGGCGAAGCCTTGGTCGGCCTTTCCAATCGTACCACCGAAGGCGTCACCCGTGGTGCTCACCGTCGTAGTTCCGAGAGCGTCAACACGCTTCTCCGTAAGGAAGCTCGGGACGCTGATGCCACCGGCGATGTTCACCTTAGAGTCGGTAAACTCGGCGCGGGCCTCTTGGTTCATCTCTGCTTCCAGGCCAGAGAGCTTGCCTTGTGCGGCCTCACGAAGGGCCTTTCCGAAGCTGTAACGCTTCTGGACATTTGCTTGGTGATCACCCCGGCTTTGCAAGATTGCCGGGGCATTCTTTTCGTTTTCCATGGTATTGGAGTTTGAATTATTAGAATTGCGAGCCTCCGGCTCAGGGGTTGTTTCATCAAGTGCGTATGGATGCGGAAGGATGGCGGGGTCGATGAGCTGATCAACGCGCTCTTCTTCCTCCTCCTCTTCTTCCTCATCCTCCATCATCTTCTCCTCTTTCTCTTCCTCCTCTTCTTCGGACTTCTCCTCCATCTCTTCGTCCTCGTCCTTGGCGCCATACGCCTTCTCTTCCTTCTCCTCTTCCTCTTCTTCTTCGGCGCGAATCTCCTCATCCTCAATCAGTGCCATTGCCTGATTAGCGAGTGCAGTCGCCATGCTGCGTAGGCCTACTTCAGTGGTCGGGTAGGCACCCTGAGTTGTTGGAGAAACGTCGAACAAAAGATCTACTTCTTTAATCGTGCGCAAATTAAGACCGTCGTCGCGGCGCTCCCACTCGTCATCACGCACGGTGAATCCGAAGGAACTTGTACTGACATTGCCCATGCGAATATTCTCTACGAGGTCTTTCGCGTAGGATTGGTTTCCAACCTCGAAACGATACTTGAGCCCACGCTCATCAACACTAATCTCCAAGCCTCGCCCTACCCGGGCCAACGGCTGATTGATGTCGTGGTTGAACAGCGCAACAGTGTTGTCCATCCGGGCGCCTTCAAAGGCACCAGGAGCAACGCGTTCGGCAAACTGCCCACCGATGACCGTCTCATCGTTGAATACAGCAGCATAGCCCTCAATAACAGGATTCTTGTCGGCAGCCTCACGGACTTCGACAGACCCTGTCAGTGTACGGATTTCTTTCTTATCCATGATTACTTTTTTTCTGCTTTATTTATAATGCCACTGCACCAGCTCTTCATAGAGCTACCGCCCCAAGCGGCGTACATAACGCTACCACAAATCTCCTTGCCGTCCTTGTCAAAGAAGGCGCCAGTGTTGTAGGTGGCGCTACGGCTAAGGAAGCTAAAGGTCCTTTTTATTGTTGACAATGAAAGCTTTTCGCCGGACGCAATCTGATTAGCCCTCTCCCAGCCCACATTCGTCCCGCAAGAAGAACCGTTCTTCTCCTTGTGGCGTAGAGCCTTGCGTGCGGCACCCTTGGCCGAGTCCGGATATCCCCCGTAGGTTTCAGCCATTAGTCTTTCCAGGTAATAGTTGCTGTGTCCGGGTCGATGGGGAGAGAAGAACTATATGCGTATCCGAAAATGTAAATGCGCTTGCCAACGCGCAGCCGGAAGTCGTCTCCATAAGTTGCCCCGGTCACTCGGCTAGAGTCATAGACCTGCTGAAGCTCAGCGAGTACATGGGCCGCATCGAAGCCGGACGCGGGTTGCTGACCGATGGCTTGATGGATGTTTGGGAATTGCTCGATGAGCTCCGCATACGCGGCAGCCCCGTAGGTTGACCCGTTAAGACTACTAGCAGTCTGACTAGAGGGCCACTGATAGAACATATGGTAGTTCTTGCCACCGAAATCAGAGGTGCCGGCAAAGGTCGCGTCAATGGTAGTCGCGTCATTGGCAGACGTTGGGTTGTCGTTCTCCCGCACGTTCTTGATGAAGTATCCAATCCTAGGCATCGATCTTGTTATTATTAGTGACAGATGACGCGAAATCGTCCATCTTGTCCAAAGGTATCATGTTGACTTGGAGGTGATGGGCATCGCCTCCCTCAACGGGTCCGTACCCCTCTTTCTCTCTGATTTCATTGATTGAGTAAACCCCGTCCTGGAGCATGGAATGGTAATACTTAGCACGGGTCTCAGTATCGCCACGGAGCAGGGTGGATACATCGAAGTAGCACCCAAGGTTCTTGTCCTCGCGCAGGAGCTTCCGCTCAATCTCCAACTCGATACGGCGGACCCACGGGAGGATACACCCCTGCTGGAACTGCAGCACCTGCTGCTCGTAGTTGCTATACGCCGTGTTACCCTCCAAGCCAATCATGGCCGGAGGGACTCCATACACCCGGGCAATCTCCTCGGTGGTGTACTTGCGCATCTCCAAAAACTGCAACTGCTCCAACGGAACCGTGAGCGGCTGGTATTGGAATCCGCCTCCGAGGATAGCCATCTTATGGGCGTTGGCAATGCCGGAGTACTCACGCTCCCACATATCCTTGGCCTCCTGCATCTGCTCCACACTCAGGTGCTCCTTGGTGGAGAGAATGCCGCCCATCATTCCTCCGTTCTGGAAGAACTTAGACCCAAAATCCTGGACAGCCTTGGCGGTAGTAAAGTTCTGAAGCTGTTGCTGCGTAGGATTGACGCCACGGAAGGCTTTAATCTCAAGGACATCCGACGACGGGATCGGCCCAGGGCTATTCTCATAACTATAGAAACGCTCGCCGGTGAGGGGGTCATCCTCATAGAAGACCCGGCTGGACGGGAGGTAATAGATTTCCCCTTGGGACCTGTGGATGAACGCATATCCTGTGCCGTAGAGCAGCGCATCGCTGACAAGCATCTGCCAGAACTCATACGCTCCGATGAATGGGTTTGGCTCCTTCGCAATCATGCGGTACGCCGGGTGGTCGTGGCGCATAACGCGGGCGCCATGGGTATCCCCCTCGAACTGTACGACGTGAGCCTCTAGACTAGCAATGGTATCGGCAATCTTGCTCGTGCAAGCGTAGACTGCGCTGATTTCTAGGGCGCCACTGCCACCACTAAATCCGTCTCCAAAGAGCCGAATGTAGTTCTGCCCCCGGGCCAGCATATAGTCCGCATAAGTCTGCCTCTTTTCAGGGAATAGCGCCCGAAGCGCCCTGCTAAAAATACTTGGCTTGCTCTCTGATGCCATGACCGCAAAAGTCTGCGGTGCTCTGTGAGATTATAAGTCCACGACAGCCATGAAAAAACTGAATCCATCCTCCTGGTCAAATGTTAGAGCCTCTCCGATGGACATAATTGCTGCCACTACCCCGTCAATCTTGTCACCCGAGTTGCCTTTGTCGGGCTTAATATTGCCGCTTGGGTCTGTGCGCAATATCACATTCGACATCATCCAACGCAGCACAGGATCACCGCCGTGGTGTAGCTTGTTGGTCCATAATGACTTAGCGAATTCCTTGGAGGGGAAGCTCATGGAGGCAAAACCCTGGCCATATGGGTCGCAAGTCACCCCATCGCCCTCTAAATCACGGATGAGGTTCAGGCTGTTCCACCTGTCGTAGGCCACACCCATGATGCGATACTTTTCACTTAGGTTGTCCGAATCATATTCGACCTTGCCATCAACAACATAATGACCACTTATAAGTCTACGTATGGTGTTGTAATCCGTTACATTGCCAGGGGTAACGGTTACGTTCTCCAAGTCCCGGAAATCGCTGTAAATAGAAGTTTCATCCTTTGCTAATCGCCGCTTGATGGCCATCTCCGGAAGGAAGTAGTGCATGCGGATGCCGTAGCCCATCTCCTCATCGCCTGTGCAAATAGCAAGGGCCGTGATGTCATCAGTGCTTGCCAAGTCCAAGCCAAGGTACGCCTTAGGCTTTCCCGTGGCAGCGTCTTTCTCTGCGAACAAATCCGGCGATTGGCAGTTTTCTTCGCTCATAAACACCGAATCCTCCACCCAAACCTCCGCAGTGCCCACAAATACGTTCAGGTGCTTGACCATGAACTCTGTGATGTTACGCCCGCCGTACATCTGCGCATTGGCAAATTGAGACCGCAAGTGAGCCTCGCTAACACTAACACCAAGATTTGGATTGGCCTTTGCCCAGGAGGATTCATCGTCCCAATCGTCATCAGAATCTACCTCATATGGCAATATCAGCAGCCTTTCGTTGCTCTTACTGCCATCTAGGACCGCCTTACCCGCTTTGATGAACTGCGCACAGGGTCCATCGGGGACAAAGCCGGCAGTGGTGATGGCAAGCATCAGGGGGCTCTTTCGGCTGCCCATGGACGAAGCAAGCACCCGGTACAGGTCCCCATTCTTCATGGCGTGGAATTCATCTACCACCGCCAAATTCAGGTTCAATCCGTCCAAAGTGTTGGCATCGGAGCTCAATGGACGGATAGTTCCGTTGTTTGGGCATAGAACTTCGGCCCTTCGCACCTTGAATCGCTTCGACAGGATGGGCTGACTCTTGACACACCGGCAGACCTCATCGAAGACTTCGCGGGCCTGGTCGCGCTTGGTGGCTGCCGTAACCAACTGCGGTGCGCCGTCGTTGTCCAACACCGCCATAGCCAATGCGATGCTTGCGGCAAGCTGGGATTTACCGTTTTTACGTGCAACAAACAGGTGCGCGGACGTAAATCGCCGCCGATCGGGGTCCTCCCGGTGTACCCACCCAAAGATTTGGCCGATGAAGAAACACTGCCATGGCTCCAGGCGCATGGGCTTTCCAGCTAGCTCACCACGGGTGTGTACGCATACGCGCTCAATGAAATTGATGTATCGGGCAGCGCGTTCAAAGTCAAAGCGCCACTCCCAATCGTCGCGGTCTAGGTCCCGGAGCACCCGGTCACAGGCCAATTTGATGTATTCACCCGATACAATCGTGCCCTCGGTAACGCCCTCGACATAATCCCACATTCTGTCAAGCGCGGAGATGTCCACGCCACTTGCCATTACATCAGGTCATCAATGGCATCCCCCTCTTGACTTTTGTCCACTGCCATACCGCCATTGACTACCGCTCCTAGAATCCGCGTTCGGTCCATTGGGGACAGTCCAAGCTTGGCCGAAAGCTTCATGACCTGATCCTGGGCCTTGGATAGTGCCGTGAATGCCCCGCTTACGTTGCTTGTGCCGTTAGGGTACACTTGAATCATATCGTCAATGCCGTGGACTTGCCTAGCCGCAGCGATGTACAGAGCAAGGCTCTTGGCTAGCATCGTGACCGTAATTACGTCCACAGATTCAATAAGGCCCCGGTCATCCAAGTAGTCAATGACCATGGTAAACAGCTTGTCGCCGTCAGAATCGAGATTGAAAATGGGGGTCAAGGCCTTACTTTCACCCACGGTATCTTGGTTAGGGGCCTGGTCGTCCACAGTGGACTGCGCAGCCTCCCTCATGCGGGATAGAATATTTGCCTTAATTTCCTCTGACATGCTTATGCGCTATACTCAAATGTAGCACTAATTGTGCTCCGATGAATCATATCTACATCCACAAAATACGACTCGTCATAAAGGCGGATGGCGAAAAAGCTAGAGCTAAAGGCCAAGATTGCTGCCTTTACCGCTTCGTGAATGCGTGCCGTGTTTTCCGCAGAATCAGAATAGGTAAGGTAGTCCACTCTGTACGTGGTCGAAATGGCTGCGTCGGTAAAGACCGGCTCATACTCTACCGTACCCATATTCAGAATGATGCCCGGCAGGTCTGTGCCCTGAGCCCTTTGGCTAAAGCTGATTTTGCTAGCCGGTACCAGGTTAGTCAGGGTGCTGTTGGTGGTCAAAACTCTCCGGGCTTCAGGGATGAGTAGAACTAAGCTCATTACAGGAACATTTTCATTTTCAGATACGCCGCCCACTCCTCCTTTGTGTCAAACCAAACACCCTTCGCTGAGTAGCTTGCTCGCCGGCTATTGCAACTGCGGCAACTGCCAACGATGTTTTCTTGGTCGAAGAAGGCTGACCGTGACTGCAAAGATGAGGAGGGTTGGATGTGGTCGGCATCTGTTGATTCAGTCAGCAGCCCCACGTAGTCACACCAATAGCAGATGGGGTATCGCTCTAGCACGGCACGCCTGGTCGCCTCCCACTCCGCCGTTTTGTACAGAGGATTGGTGTGTGAGATCGCACCACCTGAGAATGCGGGGTTGCAGCGCCCCTTCTTCTTTGCCATCCAAGGCTTGGGTTTCATTCGTCGTCTGATGTACATGGGAGACCGGGAGACTAGGAGACATAGGTTTCGGAAAGTCCTACGGCAATATACGACACCCCCTGGAAATCAAGCAATTAGCTTTAGCCACTAGGATATAAATATTTCTGAGAGTCTAGTCTCCATGTCTCCGGGTCCGCTACACCCCTAGTGTTTGCTGGTGTTTCCGCCGGAGACTTGTGGGAGACCAGGAGACATAGGATCTGGCCGGGAGACATAGCGGGAGACGTCCGGGAGACGTAGAACCCCCCCTGCCTAAAAATCGGGATGATGCGAGCGAGACCACCCGCCGCCGGCCCC